CTGGTATCCAGTGCACCCGTGTCTTACCGACGCGGTTCCAGAACCCCAGCAGCAGCAGTTGCAGTGTCCAGCAGGACTTCCCCGCTCGCCATGTCTTCCGTCAACAAGAAGGTCTCGTTCGCCGCCACCACCTCTCCCTCGGCCCCACCAGCCGAGGACGAGGCGGGTGGCGCGCAGCTCAAGAACAAGGCCAAGGGGACGCAAGCCGTGTGCAAGCAGTTCGCGGCCAGTGGTCAGTGCTCGTATGGTAAAAAGTGCAAGTACGTCCACAGCAAGGCCGATGGGGCGCCCCAGCAGAAGCCGCCGAAGAGTGCCGTTCCAGCCGTGCCACACCACCAAGTGGCCGCGCCGGTGCACCCGGTGGCCGCAGCCGCGGCGCCCAAGCAGCCCTCGCACCAGCCCGCAGCGAAGGCAAAACCGGCAGGCTCTCAGAAGCTGTCGGAGGCGGAGATGGACGAGATCGCCAAGGCCCTCTTCGGTGATGACGAAGACGAGGACGAGGAGATGCCCGCCCTGATTCCCGCCGATGGGGCCGGTCCCAACGTCGCTGCCCAACAGGCGGATGACGACGAGGCCGTGCCCAAGCGTAGGTACAACATTCCCTGGCCGATCTCCAAGCCGGCCACCGAGCGCCTCTCTAAGGTGTTCCCGGGAATCCTGTTTACCAATAACGTCTCGCCGGCGTCGACGCACACGCACCCCGAACTCGCGGTGCTGCGCGCGCTGGCGGAGGAGCGCGCCTACCATCACCTGAATGGAGCCCGAGCTGCCCTTGAACTGGCAGCCGGTGCCGGTGATGGCGAGGAGCCTCCGGAGTCCAGGCGCCACTGGATCCACGATGTGGGTCAGCACAGTGGCGCCCTGCGGGCCAAGCGCGCCGGGTTCAAGCGGGTGTGGGGCAACAGTCCCATGCTCGACGCGACCGACGCCGCCCGCATTGCCGAGACCGACCGGCAGATCCCCCGCATCTCGGACAGGCGTTACTGCCACCACACTGTCATGGAGTGCTACCAGTACTCTGCGAACAACGGTGGCGGCGGCGCCATCCTTGGCGGGTACGACATGGCCGGCGTCAACCTCGGCCACTTTGCACAGGTGGAGGGCGAGGCGGAGCCCGTGGATCGATACATGGCGATGTTCATCCACTCGCTCTACTACATTCCCCCCCTGGGCGAGCCTGGCGACATTGTGGACGTCCTCCTGACGTTCACGGCCCCTGGACTTCGGGCCGTCGCCGTCGTGCACGAGTTCGACTCTGTGCACGGCACATTCGCTGGTGGTGAGGCTTCCTACACCGTTTCTCATGATGGCAAGGTCCACATGCAGGTGCGCGGCGAGTCCCACGCCTACCGCCACAACGACCTCTCCTGGCTGCGCCGCAGCAGTTGCGCCGCTCGCAACGGCCAGCTAGTGGTGTGGCGGCGGGTCGCGCGGTATGGGGACTGCTCCCTCTGGGAGTTCGTTGTGACCCATGGGCACATCGAGGTCGCGCCTCCTGAGACCAAGACCTTCCTCGCGAGCATGGTGGACGCCAACTACTACGGCCCCCTGATGCCCGGCGACGGGGAGTTCGGCCACGGGCCGTTCTCGGACGCCGACCGCGCCCGATTCGGGCCGGCCATCCAGCACTACGAGGAGATCACTTACTCCCGTATGTACAGCATGGGGCCGATCCTCCTCACGGGCATCAGCGAGAAGGTCAGCGTGCCGATTCCCAAACGCATGCTCGCCGCCATGAGCGCGTACATGGCCGGCCGCGACCACTCGAACGCAACCTTCAAGCTTCTGTGCCAGAAGGCCAAGGAACTGTGCAACAGCCACTCGTACCCCGAGCTGCACTACGGAACGGCCGACGCCCAGGCCAATGCCATCATGGTGTGCTCCATGCTGGCGTTCGTGTCGGGCGTGGAGCGGGACGCCGGAATCTACCAACAGATCCGACACCTCGCACCTCAGACCACCGCGGTCGACGACCTCAAGAGCAGTGTGGGAGTGCCCGTGCGCAAAGTGCACATTGACTACCGCCTGGCGGCCGTCGCGGCCGCAGCCGCCGCGGCCGCTCTGGCCGCCTACGCCGGGCGGTCGGTGGCGCAGTCGCGCCTGGAGTCGGCGCGGCTCCGCCGCCTCTTGGCGGAACAGCAGCGCCTGGCCGGCATGTCCGTCATGGAACGGGCGCTGGAGCGTATGCGCGCCCGCGCAGCCGACCGGGTGCAAGATGCCGCGGACGCCGTGCGCCCGCCGCATGGGGGCGGTCTCAGACCCGCCCCCCGCGCGCTGCCGCCGGGCGACTTGCTCGGCTCGGCGCTGGGCGCGATTGTGCCGTTCTGGCGCCGCACCGTAGACGTGGTGGCGAACGTGCCTGCCGTCATCCGTGTGCTCGGCCAGGGGTACGACTTCCTGTGCGGGAAGGCCCACGGCCTGTTGGACGGCAACACCGCACTGGTCATGCTGCAGACGCCTGTGGGCGCTGTGGTGTGGTCCGTCGTGGTGGCCCCACTCTGGGAGGAGGCGGCCAAGCGCTACGTGATCGAGCCGGTGGCCCGTTTCGTCACCCGGGGCAGTCCCGAGGCGGGAGACCTGGCCGACCGCGTCGGCAAGATCGCCGCCGGGTCGGCCTTCTGGGTGTTCGAGAACGTGGTTGCGGGACGCAGCCCTTTCGAGCTGCCGCTGCTCGGCCTCATGCACGCCGGCGCGGCCGCGCTGCCCTACGAGTATGGGGTGTTGCTCCACGCCGCCTGGAACCTCCTGGCGGTCGGGCGCACTTCCAGTTTGTTGGTGCGGCTGGTCACGGCGGCCCGCCACGGACCGCGCGAGTTGCTGCTGGCGGCGTTCGAGCACGCGGACCCGGCTGCATACCTGGTGGAGCTGGGGGTCCAGTGGGGGCTCTCGTACCCCGCTGCCACCATCTCCAGCCCGTGGGTGGTGGTGGCCGGGCTCGCCTTGCTCGCCGGGGCGTGGTATTTTGGGATGCCGACAGGCGATGCGGTCACGGCCGTGGCTCGTGGAGGGGTGGTGAAAACGGGTTTCCCGCCCCACCACACTGAGTACGGCATCGATCGCTCGACCCCGGCAACCCACGAGGCCGTCATCTACAGGCACCCGGTGGCTTGGCTCCCCACTACGGTCACGCGCGCCAAGCCGAAGGTCATGTCCTGGTCGGCGGACTATAAGGACGCGGGCAAGCTGCCAACTCACGAGCTGCCCAAGTTCGCGGCCGCAGGCCTGTGCTCCCTCGCGACCATCCCCGTCGTCTACGCTCCCCACCCGTACAACACCATGATCGCGTTCACCAACCGCCAGGGCTTGATGCACCCTCTCGAGGCGGACAGGCGCTATCCGGTGATGAGCGCACGCACGGGGCGGCCCATCCTCACCGAGGACCTGTTTCCGGTCTACCATGACTACAACCCGGAGGCGGTCGGCCGCTACGCCGCGTTCAAGATGCGCATGTTCGAGTGGCTGTTCCCAGGCGTCGGCCTCGAGGGCGACCTGTCGGCGGGCATCTTCCTGGAGCGCTTGGACTTTGACGTGTGGGTCCTGCGCTTCCCGGCGCACTCCCGGGAGGGTCTTCAGCGGGCCCACACGGCCATCCTCGGCCGCGAGTGGTCCCATCGTGTGGGCAATAGCTCGGCGTTCTCCAAGATGGAGACCCAGCTTGTGTCCACCCCGGTCGGAATTGAGCCAAAGGACCCGCGTATCATCCTCTCCGGGAGTGAGGAGCACAAGGCCGGCACCGGACCGGCCAACCACGCCCTGTCGAAGATGCTCGGCAAGTCGTGGCGCTACGGCACCGAGGTACGGCCCGGGCACTTCATTGTCTACTGCGTCGGCCTCGACGCCCGGGAGCTGGGGCTCGCCCGCGAGCACATGCTCCGCTCCGTCCCCGACGGCGAGGACTTCGAGAGCGATGGTATTCGGTATGACTCCACCCGCAACCGCGCCCTGAAGTACTCGACGTTCGACGTGATGAAGCGGGTCGGCTACACCTCGACGGAGCTCGATCTGGAGCGCGCAACCCTCGATACACGGGGCCGCACGAAGGACGGGTCCAAGTTCAAGGTGTGGGGTCGCATGCAGAGCGGTAAGACCGTCACGACTGCCGGCAACACCGAGACCAACGGTGGGACGGAAACCTACGTGACGGCCCGGTGCTGCGACAAGATCTCCGATGCCGACTTCCGCTTGGTCGGTAGCAGGCCCGAGGACGCGTCCCAACCGGTCTACGTGTGCACTCTGACCGACGCTCAGTGCAAGGAGCTGGCCGAGTGGTTCCGGGACAACTACGTGTGTCTGGTGGGCGGGGACGATGAGGCCGAGCGCCTCTCGCGCCGCGCACTCAAGGCGATCCACCCCGACCTACGCACGGCCATAGTGCTCTATCAGAAGCGCAAGATCGCCGAGATGGAGCAGTTGGGGCCGCGCCTGGAGATGGTGTACCGCGAGGACCCGCGTGACCTGACCTTCTACTCCGGCCTGTTCTGGCCCACGACGGAGGGCCTGGTCTACGGACCCCTCCCGTTCCGCGCGCTCGCCAAGATGGGCTACTACGCGACCGCGGAGAAGGAGATGGGTGGACGCAACGCCTACAAGCTGGCGGGCGTCGTCCGCGGCGACGCCATCGGGCGACTGGCTTCGGTCAACCACGTCCCTGTGCTGGGCCACGCCACGCGGCGAGTCATCGAGTTGTCCGAGGGGGCGCCTGCTGTCTCACAGCAGCAGATCGCCCGGATCATTGGCGACCCGGACAAGCGCGTGACCAGCACGAAGTGCTACGAGCCAGTGCTCGAGACGGAGTTCATGATGGCCCACCGGTATGGGTTTTATTCCCCGGAGTGGCTAGCCGGCTTCGTCAAACACCTGGAGCGGGTCCCCGGCCTGCCCAGTTCGTACTATTATCCGGGGATGGCCGAGGGGATCGAGCGCGATACGGGCCTCGCGCTCCTGTGACTACTTGGGCGCGTTGCAAGTTCTTGCCTGGCGAGCAGCGCGCCGACCGTAGCCGACCATGAGCTTCTGGTATCCAGCTCACCCGCGCCCCACCGACGCGGTTCCAGAACCCCCTCTCCCCTCGTCCGACCCACGGCCCGCCCCCAGCCCGACTCGTGCGACCCCATGCCTCCCAAGCGACCGCCCACTGGCAAGAAGAAGGGCACTCGTAAAACCGCGCAGCAGCACCATGCTGCCGCCGCAGCCCCGAGTGCCCGCGGCCGGGGCGAGTACAAGATCGCCGGCGTGCCCGCCGGCAAGGCAGTTGGAGGCGCCATTGGCGGCCTGTTTGGGGACACAGGCCGCGCCATCGGGTCGGCGATCGGCTCTGGCGCGCACTGGTTGTTTCGCAAGATTACCGGGCGTGGCTCGTACAAGATGCGCCTGGCCCAGTACCTGGACAAGATCCCCCGCAGTGAGCGCGGCAACTCCGTACTCAGCAGCCGCATCCCGAGCTTCTCCAGCGGCGGAGAGCACGTGGAGGTCAGCTTCGAGGAGTTCGTCGGCCCTGTGATCGCGTCCAGGAACTTCCAGGTCACTCCGTACGCGGTCAACCCGGGCATCACGACCACGTTCCCGTGGCTGTCGTCCATGGCGCACAGCTTCCAGCAGTACGAGCTCATCGGTTGCATGTTCCAGTACCGCTCCCTGATGTCGGAGGCCACCAGTGCGACTGGTGCCATGGGCGACGTCGCTTTCGCGTCGGACTACAACGCGAACGACGCGGCCCCTCTGAACCTGGTTGCGGCGCTCAACAGCGACTACTCGTGCAGCTACAAGGGCAGCGAGCACGGCCTGCACCCCGTCGAGTGCGCACCACGCATGACCGCAGAGGAGATCAAGTATGTCCGCTCGGGAGGCGTGGACGGCGCCAGCGCGGACCTCCGCTGGTCGGACCAGTGCACCACCTACGTGTGCACGCAGGGCTTCCCCCAGGAGGCCGTAGGCCTGGAGATCGGACAGCTGTGGGTGTCTTACAGGGTGCGCTTCCTGAAGCCGACCATGACCGTCCTGGGCATGGGGCGCTCGGCCCGTCTGGCCTGTGCCGCGTCGGCGGGCACTCTGTCCATGGCGTTCCCGACCAACACCCTGCCTGCGGCCGGTTCGACCCTGCAGCCCCGCTTCTACTCCGGCTCGGCCCTCGCCATGCCGAAGGTGCCTGGCAACTACATGCTCGTGATCAACGCGGCCTGCTCCGCTGCTGTCACCGCTGGGTTCGGCATCCAGTCCACGTCCACCGACGTGACTGGGGTCAACTCCATGCGTGGCAACGCTGGTGGCGGGCAGGCGCTGTCACTGGGCATTGGAGGCTTGAACGGGTCCGCGGCCAGTCTCATCTACTCCTTCTCATACAAGGGGGCGATTGAGGGAGCCGCGCCCGACATCAGCTTCATCATGCCCACCTCCGGCAACATCACCAACACCTGGTGGTGCGACGTGTTCCTCTACGCCCGTGAGCCCGGGCTGGCCGTCGCCCCCCGGGTCACGGTGGGCGAGGCCGTTGCCCAGATCCTGGCCCAGCGCGACCGCGAGCGTTCTGCGGGCGCGCAGGAGACCAGCCAGCCCTCGGTGCTCGAGATGACGGTCACCAGCGAAGGCCAAGAACGCCTACGCCAGTGGCCCTACTACGGGCCCATCCCCCCCCCTCCCGGGCCTGACCGTGGCCGCCCCGCTCTTGTTAGCGCGGCGGCCGCCCAGGGCCCTGGGAGCCCGGCCGCCGACGGCTCGTCCGAGTCGGCAGCTAGTGCCGGGCCACAACCCGCTGCGGGCCGACCCGTGGCAGGCGTCTGGGAAAGACGCCAGAGCGTGGACTCTACTGACGAGCAGTACGACCACCTCAGTCGGGAGGAGCTGCGGGCAGCTCTCTCGGCGGCAGCCCGTGCCGTGCGCTAAGGCGCAGCACTAGTTGCCAACACCCGCGCAAATCCAGTACCGCGACCGGGCGCGGCTTGAGCTACTGGTTATGGAGGATAGTTTTGGTGGGGGGCCTCAGGCAAGAACCTGAAACCCGATTTATCGGGACCCACTGACTCCTCTATATCAAATTTTATACAAACCCGGGGGGACCTAC